TAATAATTCAATAATAATTAATTCAGATTTTAATAAATTATTATATGGAATAAATGAAACACATATTTATGCAATAACTAATGATTGTGCGAATATTTTGATAAATAATATGTTACCTATAAGAGCAGCTGTTGATGGATATTTAGGACATTTTATGGTAACAAAAAAAGTATTATCAAATGTTTTTGTATCTCGTAATGATTATGGAATAAATGGAAGTTTATATGGTATGATGCCGTCAACTATGTGTGTTTCTAATAATATAATTAATAATAATACAGACAAAGTAAGTGTAATAATACCCACATATAATCGTTTCCAATATTTATTAAATGCTATTGAATCTGTACAAAAACAAAGTTATAAAAACATAGAAATTATAGTAATTAATGATTGTTCTACTGATAAACATTACTATAACCATGAATGGAATGACGTAATAATCATACATCTTCAAAAAAATAGTAAAGATATATTTGGATATGGTTGTGCAGGATATGTACGTAATGAAGGATTAAAAGTAGCAACCGGTAAGTATATAGCATTTTGTGATGATGATGATATTTGGTTTCCAAATAAATTAGAAATACAATTAAAAGCTATGGAAGAAAATAATTGTTCTATGTCTTCTACAGATGGTATTGAAGGAGTTGGTGAATATGATGTAAATCAGAGTTATAAAAAGTATAATGCAGAACTTCATTATAATACTTTACAAAGTATTTATAAACGCAAAAACTCAAAGTTATTAGAAAATGGTTTTCCAAAAATATGGGATTATCAATTTCTTCAAATTCATAATTGCATGATAACAAGTTCGGTAGTTATTGAAAAAAAAATATTGGATCTAATAAATAATTTTAAAAATATGCGTCCGCCAGGTGAAGATTATGACTGTTGGTTACGAGCGTTGCAATTTACAGAGAGTGTGTATGTAGAAGATGTTTGTTTTTATTATAATGCGGCGAATTATATTATAAAAAGTTAAAATGCAAAAAAACAAGAAAAAAAAGTCACTGGTTTTTTTTAAAATGGACATAAAATTCTTGTCCATTTTTTTATTAGGGAAGACACTTTTTTTTTGAAAAAACACACTTTTTGGATTTTGCCCGAAAACGCTTTAAAACCGAAACAATAATTTTCCATTTGTTACTGAACTTTTTTTTATTATTTTGTCAGAAAACAATTTAGGCGTTTTTTTGTTATCATTTTATATAGAAAAATGATAACAAAAAAACGCCAAAAAACGCCGAAAAAAATCACATGTGAAAAGTGCAACTTTATATGCAGTAAATCGTCGGACTATAATAGACATTTATTGACTGCAAAACATAAAATGATAACAAATGATAACAAAAAAACGCCAACTGATATTACATCACATAATTGTGTTTGTGGTAAAACATATCAGTTTAAATCAGGATTATCCAGACATAAAAAAGTATGTTTGTTTGAAGAAAAATTGGAAGAAAAATTGGAAGAAAAATTGGAAGAAAAAATGGAAGAAAAATTAGAAGAAAATAATAACCTAGATTATAAAGATATGTTTATAGAAATGATGAAAGAAAATCGAGAATTGCATAAAACCATACATGAAATAATTCCAAAAATAGGAAATACAACTAATAATACAACTAATAATAATCAACAATTAAATTTAAATTTATTTTTAAATGAACAGTGTAAAGATGCTCTCAATATAACCGATTTTGTCCGTTCATTAGAAGTAAATATGAATGATTTGGTTCAAACGGGAAAATTAGGATATGTTGAAGGGATTAGCCGTATATTTGTAAAAGCATTAAAAGATATGGATGTTACAGAAAGGCCAATTCATTGTACAGATATAAAACGTGAAACTGTCTATATAAAAGACCAAGATAAATGGGAGAAAGATGAAAATAATAAGGAAAAAATAAAGAAAACTATCCGAAATATAGAAAACAAAAATTTGAAAATGCTTCCTCAGTGGCAAGAAGACAATCCGGATTGTATGAATATGGAATCAAAAAAATCAGAAGAATTCATGGAATTATCAATAAATGCGTTAGGTGGAAATGATGATAAGGAGGTATCAGAAAAGAAAATAATGAAAAATATATTAAAAGAAGTGGTACTTGATAAAAAAAATTTATAAAAAACAACATAAACAACATAAAGTGATATTTATATTTAAACATATATGTCTTATACAATTTCAAATAGATTACAAACACAAAATGATTTATTATTGAATAATTTAATGGAATTTTATAATAAAAATAATAATATTAAAAAAATAATGTGTATTATAAATGGAGAATCGAATACATCATTGCGTATAGTGGATTGGTTTGTTACTAATTATGCTAAAAAATATTATACCGTATATGAGTTAAAAAATGATTATTCAGAAGAAGATGAAACATACCGGTTTAAAGTTTATAATGATTATAAATTAAAATTAAAAGCATATTCAAAAAAGCGATTTGACCCGTTTTGTCGTTGGGAACGTATTACAGTTCCTTATGATGATGAAAAATTAATGGAAACTACTATAGGTCAATTGAATTTTTTTAAATGGGCATTAGAAAACAAAATTATCGATTATATAGAAGAACATTATTCAACTATCGAAAAGGATATGAATGTTCGTAATAGTACATCAAAACGTATCTCGAAAATAGAAGATAGTAAAGATAACAAAACAAGAAAAAAGAGAGAAGAATTATCTATTTCAGCCTGTAAATGTATAAAAAAGGAGAATGTTAAAATTGTAGTAAAGTTTAATTAAGTTTGGTCGACTAAATAATCAATCATAATTTCAGAAGCAGGAGTTTCAAATTTAGTTTTAGATAGATTAAATTCAGAACGACATAAAGGACATGCATTTTTACATTTGGATGCACAATCAGAACAAATATAATGAAGACAGCTAGGTATATACATAGTTTCACCATTTAGTTCTTCATAACATACTGGACAGTCATCTTTTTTATTTAATTCTTGATAATATTGACGAATGATTTTTTGATAATTATTTTGTTGTAATAATAATCTTTCGTCATATTGGGTTGTTCGTTCATCATAATATTGTTGTTTTTCAATATTATGAATTTTAGAATAAGTTACTTGTTTACGAAGGCGTTTAATACGAGAATTCAAATGAAGCATAGCTATATCTGTTTCATGATGAATAGCTTTTAATGTATCTTGTAATACATTCACTTTATCAAATAAATATTCATTAATTTTGATTAAACTATACGTATCATTTGAATTCGGAAAAGGTCGGAAATGTTTATAATAAGATACTTCAATAGTTATGCTAATATTATCGTCTTTTGAAATATTTTGTATTTTCATATAAGTATGCGGATTGTTATTATTTTTTGATTTTTTTTCGTAAAGAGAAAAGTGTTTATAGAAATTGTCTTTTAATACTTGAATATCAGGTAAGTTTTGTATAATGAATTCTTCATTCCCACTATTGTTAAAATTAATTAGGTCAATAGTAAATTCATTAGGAATAAAAATTTGATAGAAATAATTATTCATCGTATTTGATATTAATGTTAAATCATATTTTAAACTATATTGGTTAAAATGCGAATAAATAGCGTTTATACATAAATGTGTTCGAGATTGTCTCATTATGATTAAATTAATTTAATAATAATGATTATAAAAAGAATCAATTTTTTATAATGTAATAGTATATATGGAAATAGTAGACCAAGAATTATATAATCAAATAAAAACAAAAGTATATGCAGATATTCCTCAACATAGTGCTTATCGAAGTGGTATTTTAGTTAAAAAATATAAGGACGCTTTTTCTAAAAAACATGGTCCCAAAAAACAACCATATAACGGAAATAAAACAAAAAAGAAGGGATTAGCTAGATGGTTTGCAGAAGAATGGAAAAATCAAAGAGGTGAAATAGGCTACAAATACAAAAATGATGTTTATAGGCCATCAAAACGAATTACAAAGAAGACACCTAGTACATTTAATGAATTAACAGATAAATCTATAAAAAAAGCACGTAGTGAAAAATACAGAAAGGGACGTGTAAATCGTTTTAGCGGAGGAAAAACACGTAAAAATAAAGAAAATTCTAAAATATATTTTGCAGATTATCCAGAATTTTTACCGAACTTAACTCCAAGAGAAATATTTGAATTGGGTAGTTTTGGCGGAACTTATTGGAGACCTATATATTCAAGTATAACTAAAAAAAAATATAAAAACAGGCATGAACGGTATCCTTCATCGTGGTGGAAAAATATTCCAGATAATTATCTAACGAATGAAGTATGTGATATATCTATTAATAAGTATAAAGTACGAGTGGGTACATCACTTGAGTTTTGGGAAGAAAAAGGTTGGATGAATAAATTACATCCATATGGATGGGTAGAATGGTATTGTGATTTTTATCAAGGGAAACGAGGGCCGGATGATGAACGACAAATTATGCGGTGGAAGAATTTGGCGGGACCAAGAGGGAGGTTTATGCGTTTTTTAGTAACACAAATTATTCGTAAAAAATCCAATTGGAATGATGAAACTATTAGTCCAAAAATTAGACAAGTATTACAACATTGGGGATACCAATTAACAAAGAAGGATTATTTGAAAGAATTAAAAAGAAGATCCTTATAATGTTCTTGTCGGTTTATATTTTAAAATATCTAATATTTTACTTGTAGTAGGGAGTTCATCAAATCCATATATGTCTTGTAATAATAACCATTCGAATAACCCTCCCGGATAAATATAAATATTATAAAATCCACATTTATGTAATTGATTATATTTGGTTTCAACTGATTTATCACTACTATTTTCACCATAAATAATAATATGTGTTTGACTAGTATTATAATTATTCAATAAATTATTCATGATAGTTTCTTCTTCGCTACTCAGAGTAGTATTTTTAATTAAACATTCTTGTTTATTTGAAGGAAGAGTATTAATAAGTGTATAATTTAATTGTATAGCTTTCTGTACATCTTCAAATGATATGTTATTATATGTTTTGTGGAATAATTGTGAGAACATGATATTTACAATAAGTTACAATTAAATATTTAAATTATTATTGTATTAAAAATAAAAAATTGAATACTATTTATATATTTATTTATACAACAAATATATAAAAGATGGATCTACGTCAAAATAAGTTAAGTAAGAGAGAATGGGAAACCATTGAGCAGCCAGTGTCTGATAATGAAAAAAAAATATTAAAAATCATAAAAGAAGGATATCATAATGTGAATATGAAACTAAATAATAAACAATCTCTATTCTCTTATATTAAAGTTGAACAAAATGAGAGTATAGAATATTATTTATTTCAAAAATATTTTGAAACCGAAATAAAGAAAAATATATCCAAATATGGAACAAACATACCTAATTATGATACATTATTCACCTTTGCAAAAAATGAAATAAAAAAAATGAAAAGTACGGATTCTTTACGAATTCAAAATTTGGAAAAAAATATCACTACAAATCGAAATAAAATCTATGAATTTTTACTCATAGATTTAACTTATGAATTATTAAAAGGAATTCACAAAAGAAAAACAGATCATGCATTTTATTTATATACACTTCTTCAATTAAAGAAAGTATCTATTAATAATATTAATCGTTTTGTGATGAAGTATGTAGATGCGGCTATAGAATATACAAAATCATTAACTACTATTAGTAATATTATTAAAAATGCAACAGATTTTATTGAAAAAAATAAATATTTATTAGAATATGAGGATAAGGAATTGTTTGCTCATCAAAAAGAATTATATTGCATAATAAAATCATCTCAAGAAGAATCGTCTGAAGACGAATTCATTCCAAAGTTAATATTTTATACAGCCCCAACTGGTACAGGTAAGACTCTATCTCCGATTGGTTTATCAGAAAATAATCGTATTATATTTGTATGCGTAGCAAGACATATTGGGTTGGCTTTGGCTAAGTCTGCAATTTCAATGGAGAAAAAAGTTGCGTTTGCATTTGGTTGTGAAACCGCATCGGATATTCGTTTGCATTATTATTCAGCAATTAATTATACACGTAATAAAAAGTCTGGAAGTATAGTGAAAGTAGATAATAGTGTAGGTGATAATGTAGAAATAATGATATGTGATGTCCAATCATATATTACAGCAATGCATTATATGTTATCATTTAACAAATCTACCAAAATTATTACTTACTGGGATGAACCGACAATTACATTAGATTACGAAGAACATGATTTACATCCAATTATTCATAATAATTGGTCTGAAAATAAAATACCTACTGTAATTATGTCGTGTGCTACACTACCTACAATGGAAGAGTTGCAGCCAACAATACAAGATTTTCGTGTGAAATTTGAAAATGCAGATATTCATAGGATAAGTAGTTATGATTGTAAAAAATCTATACCTATTATTAATAATGAAGGATATTGTGTATTGCCCCATTATTTATATAAAGAATATGATGAATTAATCGAACATACAAACTATTGTTTAACTAATAAAACATTATTACGATATTTTGATTTGGAAGAGATTATTAAGTATATATCTTATATTAATACAGGAAGATTTGTAACAGATGAAAATTATCTAATTGATAATTATTTTGAAGATATAGCTAGTATTACGATGAATAGTTTGAAGATATATTATTTAAAATTATTATTGAATACAATGCCTGAAAAATGGGAACAAATATATCAAACTATGATTTTACAAAGAAATAAAAAATTTGATAAACCATTACAAAAGATAAAAAGCATGGAACAAACTGGTTCTATTAGGACAAATGAATTGGTTCGTACACAAAGTATCAATGTATTTAACAGTGTAACCCGAACATTACCAAAATCAACGGGGATATCATTAACTACTGTGGATGCATATACATTAACTGATGGACCTACTATTTTCTTGACCAATGATGTAAATAAAATTGGTTCATTTTATATAAAACAATCGAATATACCATTGACCGTTTTTGATAATATTTTAGATAAAATTAATGAAAATAATATATTAGTAAAACGCATTGATCAATTAGAACGACAAATAGAAGCAAAGGAGAGTAAAAGTGAAGACAATAGTAGTACAAAAAGTTTTCGTGGTAGTGGAAAATCATCAAAGGAAAGTGGGAATGTTCGTGATAGTGGAAGATTATCAAAGGAATCAATGCAATGGCAGAACGAAATTGATAAAATAAGAAAGAGAATTAAGTTAATATCATTGGACGCTATTTATTTACCAAATACGAAATCGCATCAAGAATTATGGACACCTGACGGCGAAGTATATGAAAATGCATTTATATCAAATATTGGTGAAGAAAATACCAAACTAATTATGGGATTAAATATAGAGAATAATTTCAAGGTATTATTATTATTAGGAATCGGAGTATTTGTAGAAAATCCAGATGTTCAATATATGGAAATAATGAAGAAATTAGCAGATGAACAACGGTTATTTATTATTATTGCATCTACAGATTATATTTATGGAACAAATTATCAATTCTGTCATGGATTTATTGGAAAAGATTTGGGAAATATGACTCAACAAAAAACCATTCAATCTATGGGTAGAATTGGTCGCAATAATATACAACAAAGTTATACAGTTAGGTTCCGAGATAATAATTTAATCAATAATTTATTTCAAACACCAGAAAATAATATAGAATCAATTAATATGAGTAGGTTATTTGTAAGTGAATAATGTCGATAGGTAAAGGTTACTATGTAAAATAATATAATTTTTTAATTGAATTATATTATTACCATTAGTGGTATACAGTATAAATATATTGAAATAATTTAGAGAGCATTTTTGTAATCAACAACATAAGGATTAGATTTTAACATATTGTTCATATCAGGTTTATTACGTTCTTCATTAATAGTTGATAAAAGTTTTCCTTCTTGCCCAGCAACACGACCAATGTTAAATGAATCGGGTGTATTATAAGCCATACCTCCGGCAACTTCACGTTTGTTATGTAACATGGTATCACGTTCTTTTTCGCGAACATTCATATCATGATTTAACATCTTCATATTACCTTTTACCATGTATCCATCAATAGTGCTGGCTTTAATATCATTATTACGTTGATTGTAATTCGCTTGATAGGAAGTTTGTTCTCTTGTTCCAGCAGCAGCTCCTGCATTACCCGCATAGAAATGATTGCCAGTATCATATCTGTTTGTATCAGCAACTTGTGTTTCAGTGACTTGATAAGCACCTCCTAATTGATTACGGTTTACATTCATATGAAATTTAGATTGTTCGGTTGTTTCTCTCATAGTAGTAGGTAATTTATCATTAGGATTAAAGATATAGGTTTCAGATACCGTTTTACCAGCATTTTGGTAAGGTCTTAATGTTCCAATAGTATTTTCCTTTCTAGAAGGACGTAAAACATCTAATAAAGGAGCAATAGCAGCACCTAATCCACTACCGACAACACCAAAATAACTATCTTGTTTATTCGCAGTACGGTTATTGGGATAAGCCTTTTTTGCTTTTGCTTCATAATCATGTTCAGTAGCACCATTACGACCATTAGCATTAGCAACTGCTAATGGATATGTACCTAATTGTTGATTATGTGTAGGCATATATTCACCTTTAACATATGATGATTCATTTTGGTTTCCAGCAACACCAATATAATCGGTAGTAGTTTCAGGACGATTTACATGTCTGTCTACATGAATAGCACGGAAAGGTTGTTTCTTTTCTAGACCAGTTGTAGTAAATAAACGGTCTGGGCCGGTTTCAAATGCTCTTTCAGGTCTATGTTTTTCCATGACCCCCATATTATCACGATTACTAATAATAGGTGTATGGGACATAGCAGGACCTTCATGGCCTAATGCACTTAATCCGCCAGCTTTTTGATGATTATCAGTACGTAATTCATCAACATTCTTAGGCATCCATTGTTCACGAGACATCATACCCGAATTAAAACCATCAGACCCTTCATTAGAAGCGCCTAATCCTAAACCGGGTGCAACCATTTCATCTTTAAATGGCTTAACATTAGCCATTTTCATACTAGGGTTTACACGAGAACGGAAAAATTCATTAGAATTAGGGGCACCATTAGCCCATTGTAAATTTTCACTAGGGGTAAATAACGGAGCTTGAGCATCTTTTTCAATATGTTGAGAACCCGAACCAGTATAATTATCTAAAATACCTTCGTTATAACTGGTGTTAGGATTCGCAGTAGTTACATTACTACCAAAATAAGGAGTCATATTATCATGTCTAAAGTATTCTCTAGATACCGTGTTACCGCTTAACGAATAATATTGAGCGTCATCATTACCTTCAGTATTATCAGTTTGATTAAAATATTTGTCGGTATATGCTCCAGCACTACCATCATATTTATTATTAACAGTAGTTTTGTTGGTTTGGTCTAATTCAATAGATTCAATAGGTTGTTCACTATTTCTTTCATGAATATTAGGAAAATTACGATTAGGAACATTTGTATTAGGTAACTTAGTTTGATTTTCAAAATTTTCTTCATTATTTTTTTTTTGGTTAGAGACTACATAAAATAATCCTAATGCTACTCCAGGTATAGCTAATTCCATAATATATTATATAATTATAATATTCTTATATAATATTTTGAGTAAATTACATCATTTCATTTCTATATAATGTTCCAGGGCAAATATTACCATTATTCATACATATAGAATGATTTGTTAAATAATAATCATTTACATTATTTATCATAGGTACGGATGGTTTATGATTATCTTTTTCTAACATACGCGAATCAACGTTATTTTCAAATTTAATTTCAGAATCGGTTAATTGTTTTTGATAAGGATATTCCCATCGAGTTTGTTCTAAATCTTTATACATCCAGGCAGGATGGCTAGCTCTACTTTCATCAACAATAGGTTGTTGATTTTTATAATATTTTTGTGTTGAATCAGCTTTATTACGTTGATAATCATTCTTAGTTAAATGGTCACGATTAGTAAGACGAGTCATACCGAGAAGGTCGCTTTCTAAATTAATCGTATTTGTTCTTAAATTAGATCCCCATTTTTGTAATCTTAATTGAGGATCTTCAAAAAAAGGTAAATCAACACCTTGACCAGGTGTATTCAGCATATAATTGCAACCAGTTATGCTTTCTTCTACTTGTTTTTTTATTCTGTTAGGGTCATCGTGAAATCGGGTAAAGGACATTTTCTTTAAACTAATATATAATACGAAAAAAACCTTGTTAAATAGTGATAGAAATAATTATCCTAAATCATTCTTTTTCGTTTTGCTAATATAGGATAATGAATTTCATCATTTGGATTTTTGAAAAAGGTTTCATCTTTTAAAATTACACTTCCTTCTTGTTTTCTAATAATAGACCAAACACTTTGGTCGTGACGATGTTCATTAAAGGATGGATGATTTTGTGATATAGATGGATTATTATTAATAAGATTATAATTACAACATGTATCATACCATTTATTTACCATATTTACATTACGTGCTGTTTTTCTAATAAAAAATATTCCTCCAACCAATTGCTTCGTAGTCATTATGTTCCCTGCACTTAAATGTTGTATTGTATCCATTTTTGTCCATTCATATTCTTTTCCAGGTAATTCAAAAGACACTAAACCATATTCATTATTTTTTACAATATTAATATATTGTTTAAAACGATTAATTGCTGTTGGATTATTATTTAATACACACCCTGCATCTATATAACATAATATTTCATTATCATTCATTAGTTCAAGTTGTTTTTTTACAACATAAGGTTTCCATAACCAATAACCATATCCAAAAGGATTATTTTCCATAAAATCATTGTGTTGATTCCAAAATTCTGCATTATTTTTTAAATAATCATCTTTCAATCCGATTACATCAGTAAATAAATTCATTCGTTTAGCTTCATCACATATTCGGTCAACTGTTTTGTGATAATTTACAGATGGACCTCCAAATGTTAAGAATGTTAATTTATCAGGTAAGGAAAGTATTTTGTGTATGGTAGGGAAAAATCCAAGTTGGTTCAATATTTTCTTTTTCTCTTTACGAATAATATCTATTCTTTGAGACCACCAATCTTCTTTAATTGCTTGAATAATTATTTGTTTACTCTTTTCAAAGTCATTTAAATCCAATTGTACAAATGCTTCTGGATGAATGTAATCAGTTAAATTTGGACAACCCCAATAAAAACATAAACATTCACATAGTATTGGTTCCCAAATTTTTTCAGTAGCATAATTAGTTTCTTTATTATTTTCAGTCATAAAATAATATTTATGAGGCATTAGAACGTTATATGGTTCATCATCCGGTAAATGACCTTTATAATTATTAAAATTATGAAAATTTTCTTTACCATATACATTCATAATTCTTTCATCTTGTATATGTTTAATAAAATGAATACGATTTTTATGTCCTTCAAAGTATTTTTTATAACTAACAATAGAAGCTATTTTATCTAAGTATTTAGTTTGTTGGTTTACTAATTTTTCATACGGTATATTTAACCTCCATTGAACAGCATTTAAATTATTTCTTGTGTGAACGTATAAAAAATCATTTGGTTCTGGATTCGCCCATTTCCCCCAAGTATGAGTTCCATATGGATTATCTAGAGCTTCAGGTTCTAACGTAAATACTAAGGTTTTTAATGGGTCATAATACATATCATTTGTTTTTGGTTGATTGATAATTATATAGTAATCAATATTTATATCACTACATGTAATTTCAATATCTTTGTATTGATATGATTTATCAGGTATCATATAATTAAATTCATCTACTAAAGCTTGTTGTGTGTCCCAAAAATTCCCAATCATTTTAATTCTTTTTACATTTGGGTCTTTTACAAAAAGTTTATTATAATATTCTTTTTTAATATAAATACCATCATTATTATTGAAATATTCAGAACCCTTTAATTGTGTAACTTTACTTTTTGTAAATCCTAATGTATTCATCGCAACACTATTTTTATCTTGTAATACATTATTTAATGCATTGGTTATATTTTTTATATCTATTCGTTGAATATCGTTACCAATTTCATCTTTTCCTTGAATAAATACAAACTCGTCTTTAATATTACTTCTTGTAAATATTTCTTTTTTATCACGATGAATATCTGTTTTTAATAAACATTCTTCTTTCATTAAATCAAACCCTCCTTGATAAAAGGGATGATTAAAATAATCTAACATAGTTATTTTTCTTTCTTTTTCTAACATTAATAACCACATATCTAATGGTTCTTTCATAAAAAATGTTTTATTTTGGTTAATTATATTGATTATTTTTTTAGCACCTTGTTCACTTATAATATAAGCAGCTGTAGTACGATATAATGGTGTATTAAATATATCATTCTGATAACAATAGTTTCTTTTATAAAAATGTTGATGAATAGGAATAAATGTTGTATTAATTTCTTTATCAGTTATTTTATGAACATCCATATAACAATTACTATTAATTCCATAATTAGGAGTCCATTGACCACCTACAAAAAGAATATCCCATGGTTCTTTAATGTTGTTTATTTCAGAAAATACTTTTTTAGTTTCATTATATGTAGTGTTATTTACCATAATATCATCTTCTAAAATTAATGTAGGTTCTTTTATATTATTCCATAATAAATAATGACTTAATTTACAACCCATTTCACCAGGTATTATATGTTGATCTTCTATAACATTATACAAATCATCAAAATTGGAATAATTATTTAATTTAGAACCATCAATCGCTGAAAATCGTTCAAAATTAAAGACTAGGTTTGATTTACAATAAGATAAACGATCTGGACGTCTATCAAGATTTATCAAATAACTAGGAAAATCTGATTTATTTGCAAACTGTTCTTCTTTATTTAATTCATATGCATTTTTTTTGGAAGTCTTTCCTATTTCACTTGTTAAACGACCAATATGTTGATTTGTAATTGTATTAAAAAAAGCGGATTTATATCCTTTATTATTCCATTTATCAGCATAATCTCTTTCAAAAAATTGGTTACTTGAATCGTAATTACTTAATTCAAGCACCGTTTTTGTTTCAATTAATGATGGACGGAAGCTATAATACGGCCAATAATGATTATTACTATAAGGGAAATTACCTATTTTATGGTCATGTAAAACAAAATCATTTGAATATTTTGTATGACCTTGAATATTGTAATTTAATATAGTTTCTGCATAATTGCGATTAAATAGTATTTGTTTTACATTTTGATTATGCAATTCATTTAATCCATTTATAGCTGTTTCAATATAATTCATTTTTTGATGAAATAAAAAATCATCCTCCATATGTATCCAGTATTGTGGTTTCAATTCATTTAATTTATTCCAAATAATGTTCATACTTTCACGATGTCCTTTTTCAGTTGGACTTTTCATATAATAGTCGAACCAATCATATTTTTTTAACATATTTTGTCTATCATTTTCGCTTGAATTATCATCTACGCAAAACCAATAATCTATTTGGTTTACATCAGTCCAATGATTTAATATTGAATTGATAGTTTCTTGAAATAAGTCATATCTCTTACAAGTAGTGAAAGTAATCATTATGCGGGGTGTTTTAGATTGAATATGTTTATAATTTTGATAGGCAGTTAATGATTGTCTATTTTGTTCAAAAAGATAATTCCATGTTGTTATCATTTCATTAGGTATAATAATAGACTGTTTTGCAAATTCAGATAATTGTTTATTAACAGCATAAAAAATATGAATTTTATCAGAGTCGTTTTCATAATATTGTTTATAAAAAGTAAGATTTTCAATAGTTTTAATAATTTTATTTTTGTCCACTAATAATTTTTCAAGAATATTTTTTTTAATACATATATATCCATTTTCATGGTCATTTGCATAAAATGATGAAATAGAATTATAATATTCTAATAATCCATTATAATATGTTGTATATACAAACAATTTATTTGAAAAATCCTTCTTATAATTTTTAAAACGATGATAAAATAAATTAACAATAAAATGTTCTCCTTTATTTGAATAATGTTCCATCGCTTTGATTACACTTTCCATGCGGGTAGAATCGTGTGTAATTGCTTTTAATAAATATTTAATTTCATTTTCTGGTTCTTGTAATCCATCATATAATTCTGCTATCATCAAGCATGAATAATATAATTCTTGTTCCCATCCGCCGAATGTTAATCGTTTTTCATACCATTCAATTGCATCATTTCGATACTGCGGACCAGCATCTTTATATGATTGTCCACAGTAAAAGCTATATCGTTTTGCTAGATATGGATTATTATTTTTCATTTCATCTTCAAACCCCTTTTTCAAAATAGTTGCATCATTTAAATATTTGTTTTTATTTTTATTTCGATTACCATCTCGACCAGAATCAATATAATAATCACCATCAATTTCTATAGGATGTGAAACCGGTTCTAATTCATGTAAATATTCATGTAAAACACCTACATAAGACCATTTTTTACGATTGTTGATTAACAATGGACGATAATAGCTAAAATCTTTACCGAATTTTAAATGATAATAATCAGATGTAAATATATTTGGTAAAGGTAATGTTCCTTTTATTTTATCATCCGCATCAAATATTAATAAATAATCTGTTTTATTATATGCCTTTTGTAATGCTATGCTACGATTATCACCAAAATTTTCCCATTTATCATGAGATATCTCACCATTTATTTTTTTGTTATGAAAAAAATTGGTAATCAATTCAACAGTATTATCTGTTGAACCAGTATCAGATATAACCCAATAATCAAAATTAAATATTGAACAAAGGTTCTCTAATGTAGATATTATTACATGAGATTCGTCTTTAACAATCATATTTAAACATATTGTAGGATTTTCCATTAATAATTATTTTTAATTATATTTATATAGATTTTTCTTCTATAAAGTTTATTTTTTTATTTGTACAACAACTATACGTTTTACGATGCCATTGCGTAATACCGTAATTCTTAATCCCTTCTAAATGGTGTTTTGTTCCATATCCCATATTCTTATTTAAGCAATACCATTCTGATAAAATTGGATATGTTTCACATAAATCTTGAATATAAGTGTCTCGAGCATCTTTAGCTAATATACTCGCTGCGGCAATACCCATATATTTACCATCTCCTTGTTCAACCGTAGTATGCGGTAATTCAGTTAATGCTTGTTTATTTTCATCAAAATACATATAAGGTTTAAAGTAATTTCCATCAATAACAGCTTGGATATTTTTACCAGAAATGTCTTCTTTGGTTTCTTCACATATTTCTTTAATATTAGTTAAACTATCCTTTATACACATATGCATGCCTTTTACGGTGGATTTTAAAATATTTATTTCGTCAATTGTCTTCTCATCAATATACGAAATATTATAAGACAAAGCATTTTCTTTAATATAATTCGCAACTGTTTTTAGTTTTTTCTTTGAAGAGAATTTTTTACTATCTTTAATATCAGTTCCATCGAAATATTCAAGTTGTTTAGGTAAAATTACACTCGCAATATAAACTCTACCCATTAAGCATCCACGACCAGCTTCATCTATACATATTTCATAATCATTATCGGTGTTATAAAAGCGTTCTAATAAAACCTTATTTTTCATTCTATTTTAGTATATACTATTTATTAAAATCTTATTCAATTTTTTTCCTTCTATATATTATATTTAATGCCGTTTAAATTAACACGAAGTACTATATTTTTATTGTTAATTGGAATATTAGTTGTGCTATATTTAATTAATAATTTTAAAGAAGGAAATGAAAATATGGGTTGCCCTGCACCTGAAAGTGAAGATGTTCTTGATTTAATTATACCAGAATATTCAGCTGATAAAAAAGTTCATGAAATAGAAAATGGATTATATATTGATCATAGCAATGGTAATTTGTTAGAAGTGCATTCTGAAATTGATTCTGGTGATGATGTTCCTGAACCAGAACAAGAACCAGAACCACAGCCTGAACCTGAACCACAGCCTGAACCACAGCCTGAACCTGAACCTGAACCACAGCCTGAACCACAGCCTGAACCTGAACCTGAACCACAGCCTGAACCTGAACCTGAACCACAGCCTGAACCTGAACCTGAACCACAGCCTGAACCTGAACCTGAACCACAGCCTGAACCACAGAGTGAACCTGAACCTGGCTCTGGTAATATGGACTCGTTTTCTAATATGGAAAAAGTTACTAAAATTATATTAAATCCCCGTGTTAGTGATACTGCTTTTACTTATACTGATTTTGCTGAAGGTGAAACATTAGACAAATCATCATTAACATTAGAAGATTCTTTTAAATCTTTTATGCATAAAGCTGACCCTGCAATTGGTACTACATTATTTTACATTCCTTGGAATAAGGATACATATATTCATAGTGTAAAAGATAACAAACATCATAAATTATTTCATGCAACAAGTGATAAAGTAGAAGCAAAATCTATTAACAAAGATGTTGCTGAATTAGATGCTATTTATAGTCATGAAAATAATAATAAAATGGTTGAACATGATTTGTACCATGGTAAAAACACTTATCAAATAACCAGTAAATTTCATTTTGATATTACAAATGGTGCTTTATTACACAAGAATAATGATGAATTAAAAATATACAATCGTGCAGGAAGTGTGATTGAAACCGTTGAAGCAACAAGTGTTGAAGAAAAAGGTTTTGAACCATTTGTAGTAAAGGATGAAATGAATTATTTAGATGTTGTTTATATTCCTCATGGTGTAAATACTATGATTGTTGTTTTAGGGAAATATTTAGGTGAAATCACTTTGTTAAATGTTATTCGTTTTACACCAGAAGGTGTTGTAAATATTAAATCTGGTCAAGCAACTTGCGTTAATGAAACCCCTGAATCCGCAACCGTAGTAAATAATGAAGAAGAAGGTGATGGTAAATATATTTTAAAAACACAAATAGTTCCTCCAGTTTGCCCAACCTGTCCTACATGTCCATCTTGTTGCAATTCTGATAAAAAGGATACATGCACAAGCTGTGGTGGAAATGGCGGAAATGGAACAAAAAATGAAAAAGGCGATTCCATTTTAAAAGATGCCGATAAAATTCGCGATGATGTAAAAAAGGACAAAGAAGTAGTAGAAGATAATGTAAAGCCAACAAATGTAGGGGGTGTTGTGAATAATACAGTCGATGCTGCTGGTAACGTAATTACAAGTACAGTCGATGCTGCTGGTAACGTAATTACAAGTACAGTTGATACAGCAGGTAATTTAATTGAAAAAACAGGAGCTGGTATTTATGATATATTAACACAAAACCGTAATAATGTAAATACAAACATGAATACAAATTTAAATTCAAATCTTAACATTGGTATGAATACCAGAAACGTTGATTATAAAATGAATACAGGAAATACTATGAATAATGGTAATATGATGACTTACGACGATTATTCACGTAATGGATTAATTCCACCTTCAGGTAATAATAAATATGTAGCTCGCACAGCTGATTTCAGTTCTTTTGGTAAATAATTCAAATAATATACAATTTATATAATATATTATTTTCGTTAAAATGCTATTAAAAATAGGTCTAATTATATTAGTATGCAAGATATTAACACTATATTAAATAGAACTCAAGTAGAGAATCAAGTAAAAGATATATTAAATAATTTCAATAAAGAAATGAATAATGTAAATTTCAAGAAGGGTATCTATATATATGGTGCTCCTGGCTCAGGAAAAACAACATTTATAACAAATATACTGAAAGAATTAAATTATGATATTATAAAATATGATGCAGGAGATGTTCGTAATAAAAATTTAATAGAAACAATTACAAATAATAATATTTCAAACCGAAATGTATTGGATTTAATGAACCGAAAACAGAAGAAGATAGCTATTGTTATGGATGAAATTGACGGAATGAATAATGGAGATAAAGGTGGATTAACCGCATTAATAAAACTGATCCGACAAAAGAAAACAAAAAAGCAAAAACAAGAAGATAAGACGATGAACCCAATTATTTGTATAGGAAATTATATAATTGATAAAAAAATACGCGAATTAATCAAAGTGTGTAATACTTATGAAATAAAAACTCCATCAAAAGAACAATCAATGTTATTATTAAACAATTTATTACCTATATATACTTCAGAACATGAAATGATTAATAATTATATACAGGGTGATTTAAGAAAATTGGAATTAGTTTTCAATCTAATTAACAAAAGTAATCGAAAATTGCCTGTAAATAAATTAATAGAATTATTTTGTAAAAAATCATATAATGAAGATGCAAAGCAGATTACAAAATTATTAATTAATTCACCCATACCATTAAACGAACATAATTTTTTTATGAATGAAACTGATAGAACAATAGTTGCGTTATTATGGCATGAAAATATTATCGACATGTTAGATAAAAATAGTAACGATAAAACAATACCAATATATTCAAAAATATTAGACCATATATGTTTTGCAGATTATATAGACCGAATCACATTTCAAAATCAAATATGGCAATTTAACGAAATGAGTTCTTTAATTAAGACATTTTATACAAATAAAATGTACCACGATTATTTACCCGAAAATAAAAATCAATATAAACCAGAAGAGGTCAGATTTACCAAAGTATTAACAAAATATTCAACTGAATACAATAATATTTTATTTATTTATGGGTTATCGCAAGAATTAGATTTAGACAAAAGTGATTTAATTTCTTTGTTTCAAGAAATACGTCTTTATTATGATAAAGAAAATATCAATAGTGTTGAAATATTAAATCATTTAGAAACCTTTTTTCAAGATTATGATATAAGTAAATTAGATATAAAACGTTTGTATCGATATTTAGATAAAAATGTAAAAAAAGATGCAGAAATAGATGAAGAATAATATTATTATTTGTATTTAATAATATTATTATGGAACTTCTTGTATAGGAATTCGAGTTACATTTTCATGTGTCCTTGGTTTTTGTAACTCAAGAATTGTATAATTCGCTTTAGCAAGTTGTTCATTTTTTTCAACTAATTGGTTCTGTAACATGTTGATAATTTTTTGCATTTGATTATTATTACTGTTAGCCTTATTTAGTTCTTCATTTAATTGTTCTATCTGTTGTTGTTGTTGTTGCATCATTTGAACGACTTGTTCGGAAGTTAATGGTATGGGTGGTTTTCCACTTTGTTGGAGCATAATCGGTCCATTTTGTTTTCGTTTTTCAATTTCTTTTTTCATAGTTTCTTCCCGTTCTTTTTCAATTTCTTTAATTTGTTTAATAACATCAGGTTTCATTTCAGGTAAACCCTGTTTATATTTTTTTAATAATTCATCGATGTCGTGCATAAAGAAATCTTTGATAGATTTTTCACTCTCTTTTCGAATAAAGGTATCTACTGTTTTTTCTGATTCTTTAAAATATTTTGGGTCGGGATTATTAAACATTCGTCTTTTATCAAAAGTATTATGATCATGTGAAAAAACTAAAATAGATTTTAATGGGTCTAATTGCACAAACGGAATAGTATATCCTTTTAAAAATGCTTTTTCTTCGGCAATGGCTGCCCCTTCTTCATATTGTGTTTGTTCTAATAATTGTTTTTTAAAAGCAAACGTTCCTGCAGTTGCATGTGTATCATGATAAGGTCCACATTGTATCATTTTTGATAAAGATTTAAAATAAACATAAATTTCACTATTACCAGCACAAAGTGCGTTTGGGTCAGATTGTAATCGTTCAACTGCATGTGAAATTCTTTCTGGTGGATAATAATCGTCATCGTCCATATAAACAATGATAGAACCTTCTGCATATTGATGCATATAATTACGTTTAGCACCTAAAAACATTTTTTTATCCACTTTAAAATAACGTATTTGTGGAATGTTCGACTTTTCAATTAAATCTTCTATTTTATCAGTACCATCATCAACAATAATCCATTCTATACGACTTTTGGGATAATCTTGATTACGAAAACATTCAAACATGGTTTCTATAAACGGACGCCGGTTGAAAGTAGGTGTACATACAGAAACAAAAGGATAGTTTTTAGAATTTTTTTTGTTCTTATTATTATTTTTACCCATAATAATAATATGATGTATATTATTTATACTTTTTTTGTTATTTATTATTTTTCTTTATAATCTTGGAACATAGCTTTCATAAATCTTGAAGCAATTGATT